ATCCTTTATTTGTCGTGGTGTATGGACTCGCTCCGTACATCCTGATGACTAAGGGATCTCTATCTTGTGCCGTGATTGCAGCGGATAGTCCAACTGGATTATGGATGTGCAATGTATCTCCGATACTCGACAACTCAAGGCTAAAAGCTATGAAAAACCGCTTATATTCTTGTATTATAGGAATCCTAGGACAAGTTGGTATAGGACAAGCCGTATAAGACAATAGGAATAGTATAGTAGGACATAGCCTTAGATTAGAGAGCTAGAGTGGGATACCCCTGGATTAGATAATAAAAACGTCAAAAACCTTAATAATATAAGCGGAGCGCTAATCCGTGAAACATTGTTTCACAGGATAGAGAAGACTAAAATAATATGAAGTTTGAAATACAATTTAAACAAACAAACCATTACGGCAGAAATGGTAAGGTAGTAATTACAGATAACGAATAGGTAAAAAATAAAAATGAATATAAAAATACCTTTTACGCCGCGCGACTATCAGCAAGAGATAATAAACGATACTCATCCCTTTAAGATAGTAGTATATCACAGACAATCAGGAAAGACAACCACCGCACTCAATATTTTAAATAAAGCGGCTATTATAGACCCAGGTGTTTATATATACATTGGTCCAGAAAAATCTCAGGCCAAGAATATAATCTGGAAAGACCCACAGGGTATATTCAAATTTGTTCCATCCGAACTTATAGCAAGTAAGAACGAGGTAGAACTTACTATAAAATATAAACCTACAAAATTCCGTGAAAATGGCAAACCTTTCCCAGGATCATTATTTTATATCGAAGGTTCCGAAAATCCAGATAGGGTTAGAGGTTTAAAACCAAAGGGCGCAATTTTAGATGAATATGATCAGATACATCCAGAAATTTGGCCAACACTATTCCCAGCTTTAAACCAATCCGGTGGATGGGCAATAATCATAGGTACATTTAAAGGCAAGGGTCCGCTATACGAACTATTCTCAAAGTATTGGGATTGGTCGACAATGACGCCAATAGAAGATCCTTACTTTAGGGCATTCTACTTACCAGCCCACCTTAATCCGTTCTTTACAGAAGAAATGGAAGCTAAGGCAAGGTCTGTAATGCCACCATCCCAGTACCAGCAGGAGTATGAACTAGTTCCAATGGATGGAAATGGTAGAGTTTTCCCATCAATAGAACCATTAATGGTTGGTTCTCTTAAACAGCCACACAAACTTCATTACTACAGTATGGGTATAGATCTGGGTAAAACACTAGATTATACGGCAGTCTCCATTATAGATCGTAACACACATGAATTAGTTTTTCAAGAGAGATGGAAAGGCGAATGGAGTTATACCATGGATAATCTGCTTCGTATCAGGAAGCTTTATAACAACGCCCACGTAACGATAGATTCTACTGGTAATGGAGATCCTATAGCAGAGATGTTACGCAAGCGCGGTATATCCAGATCTCATATAGATGACTTTAAATTTTCTTCAAAGTCTAAAGACCAACTGATAAAGAAGATGGGTATATTTTTTTCAGAAGGCAGAATAGTTTTACCAACAATAGATCAGATACCAAATCTAGTTGATGAATTAGAACAGTACACATACGAGATAACCAAGTTCGGAAACTACAGATATACAGCTCCATCGGGTATGCATGATGACGAGGTTATTTCTCTTGGACTAGCAATGTGGTATCTCAAAGACGATCCGGTAAAAGAGTTCAATGTAGTTCAGCAAGTTAAACAGAGTGTTATAAATTTAGATCCTTATTAACATGTTTTTACCAGCACCAAAGTCAGAACTTCTACAACAAATTAGAATAGAGTATAGATTGGCATATGACTATATCCATCCTAAACGTATTCAAGCTTTAGATAGATTACGTTTATATTCCAATCAGACAAGAGATAAATCACTTGTCGGTGATACAACCCTATTTACAATATTCCAAACTGTTTTTTTCTAAGTTATACGATGATAAGTTAGCAACAGAATTTGCGCCAGGTCATCCAGATGATACTTACAAAGTAGATTTCTTTAGACCTATTTACAAATACGATACTTATAAATTTAACAAAGAACAGATTGATTACGATTGGGATTGGTATACATGTTTTAACGGGGCCTCGTTCTTAGATGTTACCACATGGGATCCTAAAAAGAAACTATTACTTCCATCTGTAATAGATAACGCCACATTCCTAATTGATCCAGACTGTACGCTTATAAACGGCGACGCACGGGGTCAGGGTAAGGCAAGATTCTGGGGTAGAGAAATATCGAAGATGAAATTCGATATGAAGGCAGAAGGAACGTACGAGAACTATGAGAAACTAACTTCAGGTACAAACTATTCATCCCTAATATACCAAGATCAGCAGTATAGACGTAGCGCTCAAAATTTAGCACAACCAGCAGTAGCTGTCAATTACGTCAATGAAAATATTCCCTTAGTGGAATGGTGGACAATAGTAAATGGAGAGAAGTGGTTACTAACTTCGGATATAAATTTTTCAGAAATAGTTAGGGCGCAGAAATGGGAAGATGAAGATTGGGGTTTAGTCCATAGAAAACTTTTCCCAATACCAGGAGATCCATTTGGTGTTTCCATACCAGACCTCATAGAAGACAAACAGAGAGCAAGAAGTATTTTAACAAACCTTGGATTAATCCATGCAAAGAGCGATTTATATCCAATGCGACTATATGACCGCAATGCAGTATCTCCAACCACAGACTTATCATTCGGTATAAATAAATGGATACCAGTTGATGGAAATCCTAATGAAGCAGCTGCAGTTCTTCCAACTCAGCCAATTGGTCAAATTGTCTCGTATATTATGGATACAATCGATCAGGCGGCACAAAGAGCCACCGCAGCGACTTCCGTTCAACAGGGCGTACAATCTGAAGCCCCACGATCAGCTAATGAAGTTGTTAGGGCATTTAATTCAGGAGACGAGAGAATTTCCACCTCAGCTAAGGTATTTGGATGGTCAGAGAAAGAGTTCGTTAAATGGTGGTTAAAACAGTATAACAAATTCTTTACCAGAGCGCATGAGAAGTTTATCAGAATAGACGGTGCATTCGGAGTTAAGTTCAAAAAGGTTACCGGAGATATATTTTCCTTAGAAGAAGATCCGGATATATATGTCGAATCTACAGAAGTAAGTTCTTCTAAAAAACAAGCCAAACAACAGGGTATGATAGCTTTCCAGAATATGACTGCTCAAGACCAGAGCATGAATCGCAGATATTTCAATAGAGATGCAGCTAAAGTGATTATCGGTTACGACTCAGAACAAGTTGATCGTCTATATCCACCAACACCAGACGAAATGCAAGCCCAGCAAGAGAATGATAGTTTGAATGATAATAAGTTGGTGAAGATAGATATCAATGATGACCATATGACTCACTTGTTAATCCATTCAAACGCAGACGATACTCCGGCATCCATAGTTCACATAGAAGCACATAAGAAAGCAATTCTAATACAGCGTAAGTTACAGCATTCATTACCAGGTCAACAACAGCCAGGTTCACAACCAACATCTACAGCAGTCTCGCCTAATTTACCAGGTAGTGGTTCTGCACCAGCTGCAGCAATACAAAGTCCAAATATACAATAATTAAATAATACAATATTAAAAAAACAATTATGAAAAACAAAAAAGTACAAAATCAACCAGCACAACTATCCCAACCAATGTCTCCAACTGATCCAAGAAGGATCCCAGTTGAACACAGAGAATTAGTAAATAGAATGTTCGGTATATTGAGTGATAATGGATATAACATTTTCGAAGCACAGGTTATTACCCAGGCTTTATCTGTTCTAGCAAGAACATCAGATATATCTAAGGGTATGGATACATTATCTGAGTTAGTTGAGTGTGTATCGAAAGTTGAAAATGGACATAGGGATATGGAAGCCATTCTACAGATCTTAGGATTTAAAATGACTGAATCATTAAATTCTTTGAAACTAGGTTCAATGGAATTTGAAGAAATCTCATTAAACTAATGTTAAGAAATCTAGAGGATATAGCAAACGCTACGCCTAAAGATTACTTAAGCCACTCACCATCTGATCCAATTAAACTTGCGTCTATGATGGTCAATACGGCTTCACAGAAGTTCCCTGTTATAAACCGCGATGACGGTGTAGATAGAATGCAAAATTATGAGTTCTTATATGTTGGTCCAGGAGCAGGACTTGTTGTAAAAGCTTTAATAGAACAATCACATGTCGCATTTGGACTTGAGACTTCTAGAAGAGGTATAGCATCAGCTCCAGATGAAATAAGAAGTTATATCTTGTGGGGTAAACCCTGGGAATCTCCTTTCCCAAGTAAGTTCACAACATCAGAGAGCGGACAACAGAAAGTAAGACCAATGTTCCATGTAGCTGTTATCAATAAGTATTTAAAAGAATTACTTACCCAAGATGAATGGCAGGATACATTGAAGGAAATTAAAAAGATCGCAAGGTATGCAGCGATATTGGCGGTATAAATGTTAGACACAGAACAAGAGTTAGATGAAAAATCTCAAATAAAATTTAATATCCAGAAACTTAAACAAGATCCTGGTTATATATATCTAATGTCTTTCGTTAACAAATGGAAAGAACAGTGTCTACTTGAGATATTAAAGCCTGGAGATAGTGCAGGTCAAAAGGGTGAATTTACAGCATACGGTAGGGTTATAAATTTACCAGACTATATTTTAAGAACTATGGAAGATCAATCTGAAGAAATCAATTTTGATCCTTATAAATAATTAATCAAATATAATGCAAGACGAAGCAATACAAGAAGTGAAACCAGAATTAGAACAAGAGTTGGGACAATCAGCGCCAGGTGAACCATTGGGTGAAGCATCACAACAGGCTAAACCGGCTGAAGAAGTTAAACCAATTCAGGTTGAAAAGTCTAGATCGTTATCTGAAATTTTTGAACATTATGGTGTATCAGAAGCAGATAAAGAAATAATAATGTCTTTATTAAAGTAAATAAAATGTCAGAACTAAAACGCCTTAAGGGCGGTGTATATGACGCAGAAGATGTAATTGAAAACGTTCGCGACTATGAAAATAGTAATAGCGCAAACAATTCAGAATACACTGATGCTGATGAAGAAGAGTCTACAGAAGCACTAGGTGCTTTACCAGACAATTATAAAATTCGTAAATATTAATAGATAACAAACATGCCAGCAGTACCAAATGAAATTGACCAAGAAGCAATAAACCAGGATTTAGACGCATTGTCTAGCCCACTTAGCGGTGGAGCAACAACGGGTCCTGCTGTTACCGCAGGTGGAAACGCCACAGGTACAGTAGCAATTGCAGCACCAAGTGGAATCGTTACTTACACCTTTACAGGTAACGTAACCTTTACAGCCCCAACAGGTGCAGTAGTCGGTGATCTTTTGCTTTTGAAAATTACTCAAGATGCTACAGGTTCTAGGACCGTAACATGGCCAGCAACTTTCAAAACAAACGTAGCCATTTCAACAACCGCAGCATATGTAGACCAGATTATGTTCGTCTTTGACGGAACAAATTATAATCAGGTTTCATCTGTTTTGCACATAGCATAAAAATAAATAACTTCGTCAAAGCGGAAGTCGTAAACCGTGGATGACGTAAAAGGAACACGTATGGCCGAAGAGACCAAAACCCCTGAGCAATTAGCTGCTGAAACTGGAACAGCAGGTGCGGATGCACAAAAAAACAACACTTCTAACGGCAGTCAAGCCGATAAAACTGAGAAGACCGGTGAACCAAATGAATCCGCTGCCCAAAAACGGATTCGAGAACTTGTAGCAAAAAGTAGAGGTCTAGAGGCTGAGCTTGCAGCATACAAGGGTGAAGTCGAAAATAAACAAGTTATCGCTGATGGACAGAACCAGAGCAGCGATGAAATACGAATATTGCGTTTAGAAATGCGTTTACCTGAACACTTGAAATCTCAAGTAGATCAGATATCTGCATTTGCTAAAAAGCATCCATCGTTATCAGAGACTGAAGTAATTTCTTTCTTTGATAAATCGGTAGCTTCTTCTGAGGCAAACCGTGCCGATCAGGCTGCTAATCAATCTCGTACGGGCGGAAATTCTAATTCTGCTGCTCGTAACGCTTCTGAAGATATAAAGTCTTTGAAAGACGACGAACTAAAAGCTGAACTCATAAAGAGAATGGCCTCAGGTGAGAAGATTTAGTTCTAATCGCTAAAATACGTTCAGATAAAAATTATTTCATTTAGGATAACCAAATGGCTTCTAATAATCGTAATGATTTTAGTGGTTCTGGTATTCTCCAAGAGTGGTTAGAAAGAGCTTTCTTACGCAACTTTAACGCAAATTTATATTTTGCGCAATTTGCTGAAGGCCCAGTTAACCCAGATGGTTACGATGTCTTAAGATGGGCGAAGTTCACAGCTATCGCAGAAAGCGCCATTACAACCGGCACAACTTCTGATGATGGTCAGACTCCCCCAGATACAAGCGTTGCAGTCGCTTCAGTTACGACAACCCCTGTTCAGTACAGAATTGTATGTAATTTGTCCGACCTTTTACTATCTGATAACCCACTTCCTCTTTTGGAAAAAACCGCAGAAAGAGTTGGTTATGTCATGTCATTGAAAGTTGACTCTGTTACACAGACAACTATCATGGCTGGTACAAACGTATATTACGGTGGTACCCAAACAACTCGCGCTGGCTTAGGTGCTGGTGATGTTCTTACAGTAGCTCTTCTAAATAAAGCAGCTGCTAAGTTGAACTCTTTTGATGCTCCTGATTTTGATGGATATTACTTAGCTGTAATCCACCCTTATCAGTTGTATGACTTGAGAGCTGCAACTGGATCAGGTTCTTGGCTAGATGCTAACAAGTATGTAGTCCCAGAAAAGATCTTTAAGGGCGAAATCGGTGCTTTAATGGGCGTTCGCGTATTGGTTTCCTCACACGTTAACTCTTTTGCTTCAACTACTACTGTCTATCCGGCATTAGTAATCGGACAGCAAGCCTATGGATTAGGTTGGAGACAAAGACCACAAGTCTTTATTACCGACTTAGTTCCATCAGACTCTGATCCAGCAGCACAAAGACGCAAAGTTTCCGCTAAGACGGCATTCGGCGTTGTACGTTTGCAGGAAAATTCAATGGTAAGAATTGAAACAGGTGCAACAGCACTCTAATTTCAATTAGATTTCTGAACTTTGTTCCCATTTTATGGGAACTTAGTTCGGGCGGCCCTGTGTCGCTGCACTCAAAACAAAACTCGTAAGCACACCACTGGTGTAAACTACGTTCTACAAATATGAGATACCATCTTCAGGGGGAAAACATTACATACAGTCTACTTTTAACCCATTTGGATGGAACTCAGATAAAAGTGGATTTAGGTCAATCAAATAAGGTATCTGTTTCATTGATAGCAAACTCCAAAATGGAGATTACTATAAAGGAAAAACATTAAGACAAAAATTAATAGCTTATAATTCTGCCAGCTATGCTGATGAGGTTATAAGTATAATGGAAAATATAAAATGATGAATCCAAATTTATCAACGTTCGAAAACTTATCAGTTAAATTCGTAAAGGTATTATTGCATGTGGCCGGTGCTGCGGCATTTACAGCGGTGTTTGCTTACCTATTACAGGATAAAGCATTAATGATCTACTCACCTATTATAAACATCATAGAAGCCCCACTATGGGACTACTTCTTTCCAGGACAGCAAATGCCAATAGCACCAGTTTCTCAACCTACACCTACCGTATAGACCCCCTGAGGACGACCGATTTTGAGTAAAAAACGCTCATACAGAGGAGAAAAATGGTTAGTTGGTACTTTGTATCGCAGAG